GGGCGAAAGCCCTCTGGTGACGAAGTCTCGTTGCCGAGTCAGCTCACTGTATTTGACTTAATTGTCGAAGCATTCCGAAGCTACTTAATCCGTGGCTTAGGGAGCAGTTTGCTCTCCTTCCAAAGCGTGATCAAATGTTATACCGGATTGGATATAACACTGTTACTGAAGGACTACAAATCCCTTCTTGATGGTGGTTAGATATATACTTAGCATAGGGATCTAATTTTGAGCGATAATGAAGGTGAAGTGATTTATTTAATTAATTTATCATGGATCTGACGGATTTGGACTCCTAACACGTTAAGAGCGTCAGATGGAGGAAAGTCCCCGACCCTTTTGTATATCTAATATATTCGAAATGGAGTAATCGCAAGATTACATAACATTCGTAGGCACCGTGTAGGGCTAAACTAATCGAGGAGTGCACTTGTGCACTAGATGGATTGTAATTCTTTTCGTCTAGAAAGTTCCCTGCTGTGTAAGCTTCCTTTATTAGCCGTGTTTATGGAAGAAGAGAGGAGACTTTGGCCCGGCACCGGATAGACTGGTCGATAACCAGTGTCCCAGGTCGGTAACCAAAGAGGAATCTTGGATTAATGGTATTTGATATCATATCCATGGGCATACGGAGAATAATAGATGCACAGTAAGGACGGGTCTCTAAGAAACCTTAGTCGCTTACGGCAACCTATAGAACTAACCCTTCGGCCTTGATCGGCTGCCTGCAGCCGTGCTATCCTTTCGCGGGTAGTACGAAACTGAAGGATAGGTCCTTAGCTCGTGTCCCAAGGGTGCCTGAGATAGTCTCAAGGGTAGAAAGGAGTAATCCTGGAAGGTAGATTACAACCCTATCACTCGCAGGTCAAGGGCGGGATAGGTTGATCACTGTGGTAAAACATATATAACAACTATGAAAACAGCTAAATCTTTACAGATTAAAACTGCTTCGTCTATTTGGCAAAATGCTGTAAAAAGCGTTTCGCGATTGGTGGGATTGCTTGCAAGAGTAGTTCCATTGATCGTAGGGTCTTCTTCTAAGAGTTGGGTTAAAGCCTCCGTCTGTTTTGTGAGATTTGCTGTTGCTATGCAACGGTCTCAAGGTCAAAGGGGTTTAGCTATTTATCTTAAAGCATCGAATCTCATTCTTATGAGATCGGTGTCAGGGAAAAGATTGTTAAATTCTCGAGACGGAGGGACTGCTGTATCCGTATCTTCTGGAGGACTTCCTCGGATTATACCTGCTAATCACCGTGCTCGTATTAAGCAAGGGGAGTTGCCTGTGATCCGTCTGTGGTTAGGTCTGTTCACCCTTTACCGGGTGTTAGTCTTCCGCGGTAGGCTATCGGTGACTTCAATTATTAAGCCGGGTGTGGAGATTCCTTTTGAATTGATGGTGTCTTGGAAATATTTCGTAAGTCATACTTTCATTACATTGTTGAAACAATTTGGAATTAAAAGATTTGCGACTAAGTTAGTTTATCTATCTGACGCGACTGGAGAGATCACGGAGAAACCATATCCTGACTTTCGTGAGGAATATGGGTCTACGAAAGACTACTACAGAACGTGGTGGGTAATAACTGACTTTATCCCGCATATTCGGCGGTTAGTAATAACGAAATCCGGTCCTAATAGTCACGGTGGTACGACCTCGATCAGTAATGTTATACTGGATGCTCAGGCGTGGTTAACACGTCCAGAGGCACTTATGATGTTACGCGGTTTAAGTTATATCACTGGGTGTAGTCATTTATTAAGTGGGCCTATCTGGAAGGCCGCAGAGGACTCGTGGGCCGAAACTGAGAAGTTTCGGGACGAGATTCGAAGTGGTAAGAAAGAGAATCCTTTTGGTAAAGGCGCACCAGTTCCTGATAATCCATCAGGAGATCTTGGTAAACTAGGAGTTCGGGAGGAACCTGGAAAGTTGCGATTATTCGCGATGGTGGACATTTTTACCCAATGGGTTTTGTCTCCGTTGCATCATTCCCTCTTTGCAGTTCTGCGAAAGATTCCCTCTGACGGTACTTTTGACCAGGTCAAACCCGTTAAGGAGTTAATCAAGATTTGTGAAACTAAAGGAGTGAGACACGTTTGGTCTTACGACCTTTCGGCAGCGACAGACAGACTTCCTGTTGTTCTGCAAGAATGGTTGTTGGCGGCATTTACCGGGAGAGCGTATGCTGAAAGTTGGCGCGCAGTGTTATGCGATCGCTTTTATGTACTGCCACCTGTCTTTGTTAAGACTTTTGGTAAGGCATTTAGAGTGGTCAAATATGCTGTGGGTCAGCCGATGGGTGCGTTATCTTCTTGGGCGATGTTGGCAATGACACATCACGCAATAGTGCAATTTGCTGCTCATAGAGCAGGCTGGAGGTCCTGGTTTTCGGACTATGCAGTACTTGGCGATGATGTCACTATAGCCAATGGTGATGTTGCTCGCGAGTATGTAGCGTTCATGAAGGAGATAGGTGTCGATATAGGATTTCATAAATCCATAATATCAAATAACCTGTCCCTCGAGTTCGCTAAACGCTTCTTTTACCGCGGGAAGGAGGTAACTCCTTTTCCGTTGGTCGGAGCGGCGGTAGGCTTGCTTGGGGTTTCTTTCGTGCCTGAAGTAATTCGGGCATGTGAGAATTTGACGGGAAGTAAGACATCTGTCTATCGGATTGCGCGTTACCTGGGCGTAGGTATGAGGGGCGCATCTGCAGCGGGTAACCGTTTGTATGTGCGTTTACCTCGTAAATTGCGTGCAGTGTTAATCTTGATTAGCCGGCCTAACTCAATACGTAGTGTAGGCTCTACTTTTCAGTGGCTTACTGGGGCTTCGTATGGGAATATGAAGTCTCGGAACCCCACTGTTAAGGGGAGAGATTCAGTTCAAAAATCACTTCTGCTATATGTGAAGCAGGTGTTTTTACCTAGATTGGAAGCGCGCTTTGCGCGTATACTTTCGAAGTTTAAGCTTAATCTCAACATGGGCTTCCCTCCCAAGGGTCGCTCACTCGAGGACTGCCAGCGTTGGTGGCGGGATTATATTATTGAAGATCTCCAATCTACATTTGATTGGGATTATTCCGAGGTCAAGTTAATGGTTTCGAAACTCAGCGGCTCAGTGATGCCAAGCGAGAAGGAATTAAACAGCCTTCTGGAGGCATGTGATACGGTTGAGAAGGTAGCTGCATCGATCCCTGTCGAAGTTCTTTCGATTAAGCCGAAGTCTCCGTTAAAAGAGGCTAAGGTGGCGTCGTTAGAGCCTAGATGGGTAAAGATGTGGCGTACACTTAACCAAGTCATGAGAGATGCTCCTTTGAGGAAACTCTAAAGGGATTCTCTTTACTGATAATACCCCGACTCAATGCAGGTAATTGATAACTATCTGTTATTATTAGAGAAGGTCCGCGTCCTCTTCATTTGGAATAGTCGGCTAACCTGGGTGCGAACTAAGACTCATGAATGACACAAGTACAAAGAAAGCAAACCAAGCTACACGACACCGGCCTCTACCGGCTAGGGTTAAGACAGGATTGGTGACGCAGAGAGAAAAGGGATTAGGCAATCGAATGCTGAGCCGAGCCTTCGGGCGAAGCGCATCTCCGGACAATCTGCCTAGAAAAGCTGCCTGTTGTTCCCGACCGGGTGATGGACGTCCCGGCTCAAGGAGGTAGGCGGGCGCGGCCGGCAAATCCACCGCGCCATTCCAAACGCCCAGATCCGATGACGAGGGGGCTTAGCTCCCGCAAAGCGACTGACA